GAGCCTTCTTCGCCACGAAAAAATGCCATGATTCTAAGAAAAATTTACTTATAACAATATATTACCTTGAAACTGCGTTTTTCACAGTTATTTCTTCTTCTTTTTACGTCTATGTTGATAAGTTATCTTTTTACTGCTTGTTTTTTCACGTTTAAACCTAGCTTTTTCTGCTGCTGTCATCTCTCCAACAGTCTTAGGTGTCTTACTTGAGACACGATTTTTAGGTCTACAAGCAGGATAACCTCGTTTTTCGCCTTTTGAACGACCACAAGGCTTACCAGTTTTGACATCAACCCAATTTTCTTTAAACCAACGGGTAAGACCGCCACTACTTCTTGCCACGTTTTTTCTCCACTCGGTAAG